GTAAGAAGAACACATCTAACTTCTGTATGGATAGATTTATTCAAGAACTTAAAGATGCTAGACAGAACTTCTATGCACAGTCATCCAACTTACAGAAGTGGGCTGAAACACCAATGCCTATCTTAGTTAGAGTACAAGACTTACTCAAAGAGATTATTCCTTCTGATAGAAAAGCTGAGAAGATGGCTAGTCTCTATGCACAAGAAGCATCTGTTAGAGGTTCTAATGTATTTAGTTTGTACAGTGCATTCACTAACTACTCAAGCTATGCTGATGAGAGAAATGGTTTCATACTAAGAGACACAGGTAATGACACTAAAGCTGAATCAATGTGGCAGAGAGAACACGAAGTATCTAAGTGGTTGTCTCACCCTAAGTTTAAAGCATTGGTTGCAGCCTAATGGCAAGATTTGATAAAGCAACAGGCATGGTTATAGAGTATTATTGGTACGATATATTTTATGACCATGCTAATAAAAAGTTTGACCCACCTAGTCAATGGTTACAAAATTTGTATGAGGTATCTTACGGATGGGATTTACCAAATTGGTTAGAAGGTTGGTTGGTTGATTACTATTCAAAATTGCAAAGGAAAAAATATGCAGAAAAAGAAAAAATTTCCTAGATACTTACAGGATCAAAAATATGGAAACGGTATGGTTTTTTACAGGTATAATCCATCTGCTAGATATATTGATGAAGGTATTGTCACACGTACTAACTTAGGTTCTGATTTGTCAATAGCAAAAAAGCAAGCTAATGAATTTAACAAATTGATTGATGCATTTTTGCAACAACAATCTAAAATTGTGTCTGTGCAAAACAATCCTACACTTCAAGGATTATCTGATGAGTATTTATTATCTAGTGATTTCAATATGTTAGCTGATAAATCTAAACAAGATTATCAATACTTCTTGAGGATTATGTTAAATACGGAAGTGGATAAAAAACCTTTGTCAAGAACTTATTTAAAAAATATGACTGGTGCAAAGGCAAAAAAATCTTATGAAGTATGGCTAAATCGTGGCATTTCTATGGCTAACCATGTATGTTCTGTATCTAGGAAAATGTATTCATATGGAATGGAGATGGGTTACGTTCAAAGTAACCCTTTCTCTACTTTCAAAAGAAGAACACCTAAGTCTAGGAAAACTCTTTGGACAAGGGAACAAGTGAAACAATTCTTGGATTATGCATATTCTGATTTTAAAACACGTAACTTAGGATTGATTGTGCAGATGGCATACGAATGGTGTCAAAGAATTGGTGACATGAGACTATTAAAGTTTGATTGTATAGATTTTAATAAGGGTATTTTACACTTAGAACAGTCTAAACGTAGAGCAACAGTACACCTTCCAATTAGTCAAGAGTTACTTGAAATGCTTAAACAACAGAAAGAAGACTATGGCTTTCAAGAATATGTCGCACCCATGCCAAAGGCGATTAGAGGAGCATACAAGCCCTATAGCCTACATGGGGTGTCCAAGGTAGGGAGAAACACTTTGACCTCTGCAGGGCTTCCTAATGAGCTACGATTGGCAGACTTACGTAGAACAGGTACAACTGAAATGGTTGAGGCTGGTGTCTCTATGGGTCAGATAATGTCTGTTACAGGACATTCAAATCCTAATAGTGTAATGCCTTATATGAAAAATACTTATATAAGTGCAAAAAAAGCATTGACAATACGTGAATCCGTTGATATAAGCACAAGGCAAGTGCCGAACAGCTAATATTATATATACATATAAGTGATACATATAAATGAATATATACAATTATATAAGTGATTTACAGTTAAGTGTAGGAGAATCTTTAAGATTAGATTGTCCTAACTGTAATAGTAAAAATACATTTACAGTGACCAATAATATGGGTTCAGTAATGTGGAATTGTTATAAGATATCTTGTAGTTTATCTGGTAGTTCTCGTGTTACTCTCACTGTAGATGATATTCGCACTGCTATGAGTAAGCAGATAGAAAATGAAGATTATATCTTTGAGTTCCCCGAACATGTTGTTCCACATGGTAATCGTAAGGCAATTACTGAGTGGTGTGACAAGTGGGGTCTATCTGCTAACAAATTAAGTTTGTACTATGACGTTAAAGAGAACAGAGCAGTGTTTCCTATTGTACATAAAAACAAAATTGTTGATGGTGCAGGTCGTTCATTAGGTAATCTTATTCCTAAATGGAAACGATATGGAAAAAACAACTTGCCTTATTCTCAAGGACATGGTACAACTGCTATTGTTGTTGAGGATTGTGTTAGTGCAGCTGTGGTTGCTTCTGACACACGGAAGGGGATAGCTGTGCTAGGAACATCATTATTGGAATCACACAAGCAATATCTATCACAGTTCTCAACAGCAATTATTGCCTTAGACCCTGACGCACTAGAGAAGATAATGCAGTTCGCAAAAGAGTTACGCAACTACGTTAAACAAGTAAAAGTACTTAGACTAAAAGACGATTTAAAATATAGAAATGAAGAAGATATGAATAACTTATATTCCCTAACCCCAAAGGAGTAAAATATGGAACTATCCCTAATAAGAAGTTTAATGGACAAAGCATTTTATGATGAGCATAGAGGTGCTAAATGTCCAGACCGTCTATTCAGCAAAGATGTAAGGAAGATTAAACAAGCACTAGATGGTGCAATGTCTACCTATGAGAGAACAGTAACACCGGATGAGATTGAGGCATTGTTTATGTCAGGCAATCCATCAATGACTACTGCACAAAAACAAGCATACACATCTTTGTTCAATAAAATTAAACGTGAGCAACCCATGGGAGAAGATGTTGCACAAGAAGTTTTATCTAAACTATTTCAACAAGTTGTGGGTGAAGACATTGCTAATCTTGGTTTTGATTATGTCAATGGTGCTCAATCTACACTTGAACCTCTTCGTAATATTTTGGAGCAGTATGGTGATGATTTTACTCCTAATCTAAATATTGAATGGGAAGATATTAGTATTGATGCATTACTCTCTAAGAATGATTTAGAAGCTAAATGGAACTTTAGTATACCTAGTTTAACTAGAGTTATAGAGGGTGTAAATGCAGGACATTTGATTGAAGTGGGTGCTAGACCTAATACTGGTAAGACATCCTTTCATGCCTCTCTGATTGCATCCCCGGGTGGCTTTGCACATCAAGGTGCTAGATGTATAATACTTTGTAATGAGGAAGGTCCTCATAGAGTTGGAGCAAGATACTTAACTGCAGCCACGGGTATGACAATGCATCAAGTTAAAGATAATCCACAGAGAGCACATGAATTGTATAATCCTGTACGTAAGCACATAGAAATTAAGGATGCATCTAACCGTGATATGGCATGGGTAGAGAGTGTATGTAAGTCTTACAAACCTGACATTGTTGTTCTTGATATGGGAGACAAGTTCGCTAGAACAGGTGGCTTTGCTAGACCCGATGAAGCGTTGAAAGCTAATGCTATATATGCAAGACAGATAGCTAAGTCACATAATTGTGCTATGTTTTACATGTCTCAACTATCTGCTGATGCTGAAGGTAAAGTTATACTTAATCAGTCAATGATGGAAGGTTCACGTACAGGTAAAGCAGCAGAAGCTGACCTCATGGTACTGATTGCTAAGAACCCACCAATAGAAGGTCAAGATGAAGAAGGTCCTGAGAGACATTTAAATGTTGTTAAAAATAAGTTGACAGGATGGCATGGAAGTATTACTTGTAATCTTGATTATAAAACAGCTAGGTATACAGCATGAAGCTAACACTTGACGTAGAAAATACTGTTACTCATAGAGATGGCAAGTTGCACCTTGACCCTTTTGAGACTAACAATAAACTTGTCATGGTGGGATGTTTAACAGATAAAGGTGAAGAATATTTATTTAGAGATGACTTCACAGGTGTTCAAGAGTTATTAGATGAAGCAACAATACTCATAGGTCATAACATAGTACATGATTTACTATGGTTATGGGAGTGTGGCTTAAAGTATGATGGCTCTGTGTTTGATACAATGTTAGGTGAGTATGTTCTGCAAAGAGGAATTAAAGAACCATTGTCTCTTGAAGCATGTGCTAATAGATATGACTTGGATACTAAAAAGCAAGATACTATGAAGGAATACTTTAAAAACAAAGTTCCTATTGATGAGATACCTAAGCAAGAGTTATCTGATTATTTATCTGCTGATTTAAAAGCTACACAAGAACTATCCGATGTTATATACAAAAAGCTTAACACAGTTGAGTATTCAGGATTAATGAATACAGTTATATTAACCAATCGTGTTGCTCTTACTTTAGCTAGAATCTATCAAGTAGGATTTACTATTGATACATCTAAGTTGAATGAAGTAAGAGAAGAGTTTGAGAAAGAGAAAGCTGATATAGAAGAGAGATTGAATAGGCAAGTGCATGACCTTATGGGTGACACTCCTATAAATCTAAATAGTCCAGAACAAATGTCTTGGATTATATATAGCAGAAAACCTAAAGATAAAACAACTTGGATGAATCACTTTGTTCCTTACATGAGTAAAGAGGAGTTCAAATCTAATATAGAAGAACATACTGAGGTAGTTTATAAAACTAAAGCTATTAAGTGCATCAATTGTAATGGAACAGGTACAATAAGAAAGGTAAAAAAGGATGGAACTCTTTATGCTAAATTACCCAAGTGCACTACTTGCAATAGCCTTGGCTACATTTTTAATCCTACTCAACAAATAGCTGGTCTTAAGTTTAATGCACCTACAGTAAAGTGGGTAAGTGCAAATGGATTTAGTGTAAACAAAAAGATGCTAGAAGTTTTACAGCATGTCACCAAGAGAACAAATTCTATTTCTGCATACAGTTTTTTGCATGACTTACAAAGACTATCTGCATTGGATACATACCTATCTTCTTTTGTGCAAGGGATAAACACATATATGAAACCTGATGGAAGGCTTCATGTTAGATTACTCCAACATAGAACTTCAACAGGTAGGTTTAGTGGAGCAGACCCTAACATGCAGAACATGCCTAGAGGTGGCACATTCCCTGTCAAGAAAGTGTTTGTATCACGTTGGGAAGGTGGCAAGATACTTGAAGCTGACTTTGCACAGCTAGAGTTTAGGGTCGCTGCTTATTTATCACAAGATGGAGTTGCTATAGATGAAGTTAAAACTGGATTTGATGTTCACTCATATACGTCTAAAGTTATTACAGATGCGGGTCAACAGACTTCTCGCCAAGATGCGAAAGCACACACATTCGCACCCCTCTATGGAGCTACAGGCTTTGGCAGAACACAAGCAGAAGCTAAGTACTACGAACACTTCACAGAGAAGTACAAAGGAATTAAGGCATGGCATTCCCGATTGGCTTCAGAAGCTATGAACAAAGGTATGCTTACAACGCCATCAGGTAGGCAGTTTTCCTTTCCCAACATAAAAAGATTGACTAGTGGTAAGGTTACAAATTTTACGCAGATTAAAAATTATCCTGTACAATCATTCGCTACTGCTGATATAGTGCCTTTAGTTCTTATGCATATGGAAAAAAAACTTGATTCCTTTCAGTCTTGTATAGTGAACAGTGTACATGACTCAGTTGTAGTTGATGTTCATCCAAATGAGATTGATGGAGTAATTAATACTATTAAAGAAATAAATAATGAATTAAAACAATTAGTAGAGTTAAACTTTGCTATTGATTTAAATGTTCCATTGCTTTTAGAGGCAAAAATAGGTGACAATTGGCTTGACACAAAAGATGTCGCATGATATAACTATGAAACTTAAAAGAAAGAGAGGTATCACACATGAGTGA